AACGTTTGGTGTGTTAGCCCCATTGCCGCCGTCTAGTATTTCAATTCTTGTTGTGAATTTGTAATCAATGCCCGAAGCTGCAGAACTCTGTTCGAAGAAGTCAAACTGCTTCTGTAGTTGCTCACCGACCAGTTTCTGCACTCTGTTGTTTACGTCTTCGCGTAGGTTAAGTTCAATTGGTTCCCAAGCATGTCTACCTGCTAGATAAGCACGTGAGTTATATACAGGAATGTCGATTTCTTCGAAACTAACTGTTGGTCTTGCAACATCGATTACCTGTTTTGTAAGTTCTGTAGTTGGTGTTGATATACCAAAATTTTCTAGTGTAACTCTAAAACGATACTGTAGTTTGGGCATCAAAAGACCCTGGCTAGCAGCCGAGCCCTGATTATCTAATGGTACAGTTATCTTTGATAGTGTTGAGATAGCCATGTTTATAACTCCTTGTCAAAAGTATTTATCATTTTTGTTTAGTTTTTTTTGAGGCCATAAAAAAAGCAGCCGAAGCTGCTTTTTTGTATTTCTCTGTATTATTTACAGAGCTGCTATTTCGCCTGTGTTTTTCAAACGCAGCGGAATGTATATAAATTCAACTGCTTTAACTGGTTCAATAGCAATGTCAAGATAGAGTTCATTTCTATCTATTCTTGAAGGTGTGTTGTTAGACTCGTCACACACTACCAAGAAGTCATTAAGTGCTCTTTGACCTACAAGTTCTAGCAAGAGACTTTCTGTAGCCTGTTTAATTTCGTCTCTTGTGATCTTGTCGTTCTGCTCAAAGATATATGGCTTAGCAAGTTGATTTAACTGTCCTCTAAGATAGATTACCAGTCTTGCGACGTTGATTCTGTCAAGAGCACTTGCTCCTCTTGCTCTAGTCTTCTGACCATAGTTAACAAGTCCAGCACCTGATAGGAAGGTAATTGGATTAACATTGTTTTCGTAAAGAATGTCTCTCTGACCTTCGTTAAGCGCAATGCTGTTAAACTCGCCTTCGTCATCAACATAGCCAACCGCAGTAGCATTTGTAATGCCGCCTCTTCTGATGCCAGCAGGCGCAAACCATGGGAATGAAACTTGATCGCTCAATATCATGGTTCTCAGTATCATATGACTTGGTGGGACAATTACGTTGTTCCCGAAGTTGTCTGAAGTAAAGCCCCATGGGTAAAATACGCCCATGTACTCGTCTGCGCTGACTAGGCCTTCTAGACTGTCTTCGTTAGCAAGATTGTCATTTGTTGCCCAAGTATTGAGACTAGTACCGTTTGGTAATAGTCTTGCTGGTGCGTCGCCAATTATAAATGCTGTTAGACCTCTATCAAAGTTTAGAGTAATCATTTCTCCGATCAGTTCAGGATAACCGGGGGTTGCCATTAGGTTAAACTGTCTTGATTCTGCATCTCTAATGTCGTCATTGGCATTAAGCATTGCCTGTAGTTTTTGTATAACAACTTTGCGTTGTGCTTTTCTGCCAAAGCTGCCTGCGCCGTCGTCTTGGTTAGCAGATTCAGTAACCCAACGATGTGGATAATAGTCTTCCATTGCCTCGTCGTTGAATCTTATGTTATCTTGATTTGTGTCGATATAATCTCTCACAAATCTCTTAACATTAAATCCTGATCTACGAAGATTGAAAAGCAGCATGCCTCTTGGATACAGTGCTGGATCGGGTGCATCTGGATCTAGGAAATTGCTAGTCTGTAACTCAACGATCGAAGCAGCAGTGTCTGAAGCAGTACCGCTAGTGCTGTATCTTGCGTCTGCAAAAAGAACACCGTCTTCAGAAGTTTGATCTGTTGTGTCTAGTTCAATCCATCTGTTGCGAATTGGTGTGTTCAGCAATTCTGCATTGAAACGATAGATTCTTGGATAGTTTTCAATGTCTGAAGTGTCTATCCACAGATCACCGTCTACAAGCGCCGTACCGTCACTTTGCGTGCCAGGTCTAGACGCAGACACAATTGGTCCTGCTGGGTCTAATTCATTCCCTGCATACGGAGCTGCTGGTCCAAATTGAGGGTCACCTGATCCGTCATATTTGTATCCAACCCAAGTAGTACCGTTGTGAATCATGATATCAACTTCGTCTACAATTGAATTATACCAAAGAGTATCGTTTCTTGTAAGCGAAGTAACTTCATCTTCAGATGGCGTATAGAAAGCAACTTCTTGCTGTGCCTGTGGATCATATTCTGTTGCTTTCCACAAACTAGCCTGTAAGGAGCTGCCATCTGCGATACCTGCTGTATCGTATAGATTTACTGTGCCTGAATTTGCGTCTTCGTAGGCGCTAAAACCTAGACCACTTAGATCTGACGGTGTTCCGACAATACGAATGTCTCCGCCTGTAGCATGTTCAAGTGTAACTCTGTCCGACGAGTCTACAGATGCACTTAGACCAGTTATACCTAGAGCGTTAACTGCTGTAGCAAAATTTTCGGCAGTATCGCTTGCTTCTGCACCAGCTTCAAATGTAACTTGTAGAAGTTGCGTAAATGCTAATTGTGCTGGCTGTGTTGCTTGAATACTTACTGTGTGTTCTGTTTCGTCTGCAAGTGTTACTGCAGAACCTCGCACTGTAGTAGGAGCAACACCAACTCTTCTAAACACTTTAAATGTAGCAAGTGGATTTGTGTCGTCTGCTACATTGTAGTTTACATAAGTTGCTCCAACTGGTAGATTCTCGCCGCCCTGTGTTCTATCTAGTTCAAACAGTGCTTCACTATTTGACTCGAAAAGTGGAGCTTCTACGTCATTCCAAATGTCTGTGCTTTCGTTGTAAACTTTCATTCTCCAACGAGCACCACCGCCTGGTTCTGTGGTTTTGATCCAAACAGCACCGCTTGGGCGTGAAAAGTTGTCTGAAGTTTTAAACGCCGGAACCTGTGTATGTCTGCTAATTTGTAGCAGTGGAGGATAGTATGTACCTGCTGTTAAGCCAAGTTCTGTGTCAAGACTATTTGTAAAGTTTGCTAGAACAATGTCTCCGCTTTGTGTAGATTCACCGGCTCCCGAACTTGTGCCGTCACTGTAGAGAACCAATCTAGACTGTTCTACTTCCGCTGTTATACCTTGTATATCAAAGTCGTTAATATTGTCTCTAACATCAAAAACAGTGTCTTCGGAACCTACTGCAATTACAGTGCCGTTAAGTTCAAATTGTCCGCCTGTAAAACTTGGATTAGATTCAGTTGCTCTTACAGTTGCCCAACTGTTTACCCAGGCATTGCTGCCTACTAGCACCCAGATACCCATCTGATTTTTGTAAAACAGTCTAATAGTAGTAGTAGCAAATACAATAGCATAGTCACCTACTGTGCCTACAGAGCCTCTAGGGATTAAACCTTGTACGCCATTTGTATCTTCTGTGCCGTCTGTCCACTGCCTGGCATTTGTAATAACAATTGGAGTACGAGCAGTAAATGTCTGCCCGCCATCTTGCGCACTTGCACCGTTCCATTCAAATACTCCATAAGCAGACGCATCTACATCGAGCCAAAATGTGCCGTTTGCAGGATCTGCTGCTGGTTCGATCGGTGTCGGTGAAAGAGCACCTAGGTCGATGTCTGCTCTAACAACCCAGGCTCTGTTGGTAACGCCAAGCACGGAATAAGCAGCCTGTAGACCGTATTCGTTTAGTTCGCCACCGTTAATCGGATTGTTGTTGTTGTCTGTTTGAAACACAGGATCGCCAAACGTTTCTGCCAGGTCGCGCTGTGAAGTAAGCAGGAATGGAACACCTGCGTTTTGTCTTAGCGTTCCTCGTGCAATTCCTGTGCCGGATGAATTCTGTTTGTTTTCAGCTGAGGCTACAAAAATCATTGGTGTTGTGCCTGCTGCTGCTGGAACATAGAAGCTTTCGTCAATTACGTTAACTTCTACTCCTGGTGAGACTAATGCCATTTTTATTCTCCTATTAGAGCTCTGTTGACAGTATTTAGCAGCTCGTGGTAATTTTTGCCAGTTTTAGCCTAGAAAAAAGGCACCAAAAAGGCGAGGAGAATTGTAAATACAGTATGAGACCATTGTGCGAATGCGGTTTTCGACCTGCTGCAATTAACTATAAAAAGAACGGTAAAACCTTTTATCGAAAACGCTGTGGAAAGTGTGCAAGAGCGGGTAAGACAGGCACAGGTATTCCCAAGTGGAAACAGAAAGGATATGAAAAGAAAGATGCATGTGAAAAGTGCGGCTTTCGGTCACATCATCCTGAGCAGTTTAATGTGTATCACATAGACGGAGATCTAGACAACTGCCGTCGATCTAACCTCAAAACTGTGTGCGCTAACTGTCAGAGGATTCTACAGAAAACGGGAGTCAAATGGCGTCAAGGAGATTTGACACCTGACTTTTAAGATCGTCAAGAGAGCCGTCGTTGGCAATTTTGTAATCCAGCGTACTTCGCATCCACATCCACTCTGAAGGATGAACCTCTTGAGGCTCTGTGCCATTGTTTACTAGTTCTTCAGCCCATTGAGGAAGATCTCCTCTCTGAACTCGCCAAAC